AGCAAGACACTGAAGAAGACTATGTAAATGTCTTAATGGATGATCAAGGATCAACTGTTAAGTTCAAAGATAAGATCAGTGCATGGAGATGGATGGAGCGAATGTGTAAAGAGTTTAATATAGACTATCAACTAATGGAGAATGATGTAGAACTATGGCGGCTTCACTAATGTCTAAAGCAGAACTAACTCAACGTAAGTTGGATGGTAAGTGGATGAGGTGGGAGCTTCTTGATTCTCACAAGCCAAATGGTATAGGCTTGACTGCAACCTGGCCCAGATATAAGTGGGTGATTACTGGAGTGTGGAATCACAAACCAAAATTATCAGAGCCTTCTTTCCATGAATGGTATGAAGGACAACCATATGCAGAAATTAAAAATTGAGAGATGGAAAGGTGGTTGGCAAATTGTTGCAGGGCCTGATCCAGTGGAATCAAAAGTTGGAATCTTCTTGACATTTCAAGAAGCCTATGATACATATAACAGAATGAGAGGTAGTGATGAATATAGAGAAGGAACTACGAAGAAGCGTAAAGGAATTACAGGAGCAATTAAACAGATCCCACAAGAGAATCAAGACTCTGCAAGAGGAGATCCACTACCTACGAAGGCAAATAAAGCCAGAGGAAAGTTTTGGAAGTGGCATGTCTGGTTGGGCCTTGATGGAAGATCCAAGTACAAGAGAGTAGCTTGAGTAACAGGGTTTATCTTTTCGATGAGCTAATGTGTGAGGATGTTCCACGACTAGGAAGGGATGGCTTTCTGGAAAAATATGGACTTGACAAAGAATATATTTATGATAAGATAACTGGAGAATACATAAGAGACATCACAAGAAAAATAGTAGAGGATGTTGAAGAGTGGAAGTTAAATCAAATGAGAATAATGACAATCAAGGAGTGGAGAGCAATGGGTAAGATAAAGGCATGGCTCATGGACATGGAAGAAGATGCCACAATTTTGCCACGATCTGAGTGGTTAAAGAAGCATGGCATGGATCGAGAATATATCTTTGATAAGATCCAGGGTGAGTCGAATGAAATTCAAGGAGAGTTAAATCTTTGGAGGGATAACAACAGTGTCTGACTCTGGCTGTGAAGTTATAGATCTTTCCAAATTCAGAGAAACACCAAAAGAAAATGAGGAAGAGATGGAGTTATGTCTCTCTCTTTCTGTCATTAGAGATTTAATTCTGAAAGGATATGATCCTACTTCTTTGGAGGACATAGAGAAATATGTTCTTACTCATGATGCCACAGGCACGATGACGTTAAGGTATGATAATGATGGTTAATAACATGTTACAAAGAGAGAGGCAACAGTTGTTCAGGTCTATTACAAGGCAGTACAAGGCAGAAGGATATGACATTAAAGAATCTAAACGTCTAGCCAAAATGGAAGTGGATGATATCATGTCAGACAAAGAGAATTTTGTAAATAATCTCATTAGGGATACATGGGCAGATGTCGATGAATAAAATAGTTGTAATAGAATGGGTTGATTCAGTGGAATATGAAGATGCTGAATGGAAAACCCAAGAGGAGGCAGATAGTTTAAAACCTATGAGAATAAAATCTGCTGGTATATTAATTAAAGAGGAGAACTCACATATAACAATTGCGTCTAGTGTTAATGAAAGTGATCCTGACAATATAACTTATGGTGGATTATTAACTATCCCTAGTTATGTTATTGTTAAACGATCTGATTTTCCAAGGAGTTTCCTAGCATGAGTAAGATAGATTTAATAGATCACATGGGAGATGATACAACCATTGTCAATGCTGCCAGAGTATCTTTTGATAAATGTATAGATAAGGTAATGGAAAGCAAGGATGAAAAACTAATTAAATATCTGGCAGAACATGGTCATTGGTCACCCTTCTCTCATGGGTTTGCTACATTCAAGATTAAAGCATCTATTTTTGTGGCTAGACAATTACAGAAGCATCAAGTAGGACTAGCATGGAATGAGGTGAGTCGAAGATATGTTGACAGTGAGCCAGATTTCTGGTATCCTCTTACTTGGAGAGAGAGATCTGAAGATAAAAAACAAGGATCAACTTCCAAGGAAGTTCCTAACAATGAATGGTTTGATAGAAAATATAGGGATGTACTTAGATTGGCTACGGAAACATATAAAGATATGGTCAAAGAAGGGGTATGTCCTGAACAAGCTAGGGCTGTGCTACCTCAGAGTATGTACACGTCATGGTACTGGAGTGGTTCTCTCTATGCTTTTGCAAGAGTGTGCAATCTCAGACTACAAGGAGATGCTCAAGCTGAAACCAAATTTGTAGCAGAAAGTATATCTTATAATATGAGAAATTTATTTCCAATTTCATGGAAGCATCTTGTTAAACATATTACTAAAAGGGAAGGATCAATGAGTGAGCAAGCAACAGAAATTCCCGATGAATCTTGGCCTGGACCGGGGGTATAAATGACACAAAGTGGATGGTTAGATAGAGGGCCATGTCCAAATCCAGAATGTGATACAGAGTATGGGAACGTACAACACCAAGCTGGATACTCATATTGCTTTTCTTGCGAGACTAGATTTGGAGATAATATTTTATCAATGCCAAAGCAAGAGGTAAAGTCCATGACTACAACAGGAAACTGGGGTGCTCTTAGTGATCGTAAGATCTCTATGGAAACTGCCAAGAAATTTAATACCAAGATCAAGATTGATGGCAGCATAGTCACTCATCACTTGTATGGATATTTCAATGAGTTAGGTACTCAAATAGGGATGAAAATAAGACAGACCAAGGACAAACGAATGTGGGTGGAGGGAGATATAAGTGATGCTGTTCTCTTTGGTCAGAATATATTTTCACCCAAAGGTAAATACATAACTATATGTGAAGGTGAAGTGGATGCAATGAGTGCTTATGAACTCATGGGATCTAAGTGGCCCAGTGTGTCCATCAAGACAGGAGCTGCTGGTGCATTAAGGGATTGCAAGAAAGCCTTCTCCTATTTAGATAGCTTTGATACAGTGGTATTGTGCTTTGACATGGACAAGCAGGGACGAAAGGCCAGTGAAGAAGTGGCACAGTTGTTTGCTCCCAATAAATGTAAGATAGTACATCTGGAACACAAAGATTCCAATGAGTATTTAAAGATGGGTCAGAGGGAAGCATTCAATAAGTGTTGGTGGAATGCACAACCATACACTCCTGCTGGTATTATTAATCTCAAGGATATTGGCAGTAGTTTATATGATGAGGAGTATTGTGAAACATGTCTCTATCCTTGGGCCAAGATGAACGAGAAGACCTATGGCATGAGGACCGGGGAGCTTATAACTTTCTGTAGTGGGGCTGGCATGGGTAAGTCCAGTATCATGAGGGAGTTAATGCATCACCTCTTGAAAAATACAGAAGATAACATAGGTATTCTAGCTCTGGAAGAAAGTGTCAAAAATACGGCATGGAATATCATGAGTGTGGAAGCCTCTTCCAGACTGTACATAAAAGAAGTTAGAGAAGGATTTGAAAGGGAACAATTGGAGACATGGCAAGAAGCTACTACTGGTTCTGGTAGATTCTTTGCCTTTGATCACTTTGGCAGTATAGGTAATGATGAGATCCTGAGTAGGATTAGGTTTATGGCACAGGCACTGGGTTGTAAGTGGATTGTGTTAGATCATCTTAGTATATTAGTCAGTGGACAGGAAGACTCGTTTGGAGATGAAAGGAAGTCAATAGATATGTTAATGACCAAGTTGAGATCACTGGTGGAACAAACAGGGATAGGACTATTGCTTGTATCCCACCTACGTAGACCTTCTGGTGATCGTGGACATGAAGAAGGTAAAGAAGTATCTCTTTCACATCTTAGGGGATCGGCCAGCATAGCTCATCTAAGTGATGGAGTTATAGCCTTGGAAAGAAATCAACAAGAGGACGATGAGATACTTTCCAATACTACCACGGTACGTATTCTAAAGAATCGATACACAGGTGAGACAGGAGTGTGTACTCACTTGTTTTATGATAGAAAAACTGGTAGAATGACAGAGATAGAAAACCCATTTGACAGAGGAGACAATGATGGCAACTAAGAAGTTTGATAAAAAGTTATATGACAAAGCAAATCCATTATCTAATGGGATAATGGTGAAGTGGTTGGATAAAAATGGATATCAAGACATAGATCCAAAAGAAACTTATGGAGTTGATATTACATGTCAGAAAGGAGATACTCCAGCTTTCTTTGAGACTGAAATAAAATATAGTTGGGTCAATGATTGGTCTAATGATTGGAAAGAAATACGTATTCCTTATCGGAAACATAAGATCATAGACAAGTGGGTACAGTCTGGATCTGAAGGTTCATTAACTTTTATTGTGTTTCGTGGTGATTGTAAAATGGCATGGTTCATTGATGGACAGGACGTAAGAGATGCCAAGGTTGCAGCAATTAATAACAAGTACATGTCCAATGAGAAGTTCTATCATATAGATGTTAATGATGCCAATTTAATTAATATGGAGGGTTTAGCTAATGCAGATGAGTTTATAAATTCAAAGTACCCAGCATGATGATAACTCTTACTGAAGAAGCTAATGAACACCTGTCACGTATAGTCAGGGATCAGGATGTTAAAGGCATACAGCTTGGGGTGAAGGGTGGTGGTTGTGCTGGCTTCACCTATGAGTGGGACACATTGAATGATATTCCTGAGAAGCATACTGTAATATCATTGCTTGACGGTAATTTATATGTTAGACCAGAGGCCATGATGTTTCTATTGGGTGTAACTATAGACTATACTAATGACATCAATGGTTCATACATTGTATTTAAAAATCCCAATGCTACATCTCAGTGTGGCTGTGGAGAAAGTTTCGGAGTATGAATGTAGTATTAGATATTGAAACAGATTCTTTGGATGCACAGAAGATCCATTGCATTGTAGCGAAGGATCTTTCTACATCTCAGGTACACGTATGGGATCAGGACAACCTTGATAAGTTCAAGCCTTGGTCTGAGACTGTGAATAATTTTATTATGCACAATGGAGTATCTTTTGATGCCCCCATCCTGAATAGATTACTTGGAACAAATATAAAATTAAAGCAGATCAAAGATACATTGATAATGTCACAGTTGTTTGCTCCAGTAAGAGATGATGGGCATAGTTTAGCTGCATGGGGAAAAAGATTAAAGTTCCCCAAGATGGAATGTGACACCTTTTCTGAATACACAGAGGATATGTTAGAGTATTGCAAGAATGATGTGCTTCTAACTGAGAAAGTGTATGACTGTTTAAACAATGAGGGTAAAGCTTTTTCCTCCTATGCTATTGATTTAGAACATAATATCAGAGCTATTCTGGATCAACAGGAGAAGAATGGTTTTGCCTTGGATATACAAAAAACTATAGGACTTCTAGGGAGGTTATCAGATGAGGCACAGGAATTAACAGAGTGGTCTTTGCAAGAGTTCTCTCCCACTAAGATCCTTTTAAAGACAAAGACCAAGATGATTCCATTCAACATAGCAAGCAGACAACAGATTGCAGCCCGTCTAAAGAAGAGGGGGTGGAAGCCAAAACAATTCACACCTAAATCAGAGCAACCCATGATCAATGAAGAGATTCTAAATAAAATTGACATGGAAGAGGCCAAGAAATTCTCACGGTTTTTTCTTCTGCAAAAAAGAATAGCTCAGATACAGGGGTGGATAGATGCCTATGATGACACGACAGGGAGAGTACATGGCAGAGTGCTGACTTTGAAAACTATCACTGGACGTATGGCACACATGTCTCCCAACATGGCAAATGTCCCGGCTGTGAGATCTCCCTTTGGAGAAGAGTGTAGAGCCTGTTGGACAGTGGGGAATCCTCATACACATTCTCTGGTGGGAACAGATGCCTCTGGTCTGGAACTCAGATGCTTGGCTCATCTCATGAAGGATGAAGAGTTCACCAATGAACTTGTGAACGGAGATATTCACACAAGAAATATGA